CATGATACCATAGGTTGCTCCACTAAATTTACATCCACTAAAGTTGATTTGCACACATGGCAAACTTGGACTGCTGTTAAAATGCACACATGCCAATGCGTCTATTTCTGTGTTGCCATCAGCCGTGGTAAACGGTCCTTGAAAGTTCACCTGCTCAAAACTCACCTGGCTGGTACGGTCAACCAAACACACATTATGTAGCACTGTGGTTCCGTTGCCTTGATTGGCAGTTTTTACTGCCATGTTAATCATTTCAATATTTTGCGGTGGGAGAGCACCATTAGTGCCAATGCTTACTCCGGTTTGCTGTAAACTGTCTGCGGTTTGTATCACATACTCTGGCAGGTCTTGTTGTTCCCAATAGGTGGTGTTTGTTGGGGCAATAGGACTTCCTGGACTGGCGGGATCTTCGGCCGGTACCACTGACTTAGATCGGTAATAGTTGCCATTGACTGTGTAATAAACCATAACACCTGATGCATATGGTGTCAATGTCACCCAGTTGTTGACCTGGAAACTGATGATGCTGGAGTTAGAGCCTTCGCCATACAATTGCGCAAATGGTGGAACAAGTATAGTGTCTGTTACTAGATATGTTCCTGCTGGGAAAAACAAACTTCTACGAATCTGTGTGTTGGTTTGGCGGCAATACAATTGATACAATGCACGATTGATAGCGGCAGTGTCGTCGGTCACTCCGTCGCCTGTTGCCCCAAAATCTTTAACAATAGCGTAGCTATCTAATCGAGCTTGAATGCTTTGTGTTACTGGATTGCCCGATGTAGCACCCGTTTGTACTGTGTATCCAGCCGCATCTCCTTGATAGGTATACGCAGTAACATAACTCAGTAGGTCAGAAAACTCGGTTAGTACTTCGGTGTTACCAACAACAGGGGCGCCTTCGGCCAATTCGCCATTACCAATGTATAATTTACGTTCATCAATGGCCCAGCCAAGTTCAGCGCCAGCCAGTGGTTGTGGTAGGTCCTGTTCAAGACCTTTGCGTTGGGTAATTCTAGATATTTGTAAAATGGCCACGATGATTCCTCAATTGATCACGTATTTAGTAGATAATACTGTTCAACCTTGCGCCACCACAAGTCTCTATATTTGTTGTACTCGGCACCTTCTAGCACAAACTCTTGATATTCTGGGGGTTTAATGATGTTGAACTGTTCGTCTAAATCTGGTTTAACACACATTAAAATAACACCCTTGCGTATCTTGGTACCGTGCAATTCATTATGCGCCTCGGCATAGGCACACAATTGCACAAAATAATCTTCAATCCATTCACGCTTTTTGGGCTTGTTGGTTTGCTTGTAGTCTAGAATAGCTTCTTCGTTCAAGTGTATGCCAGCGCCATCTGTTGTGCCTGCGTAGATACTGGGAAAGTATAAGGGAACTTCGATACCCCAAAACTCTGACACATTCCGTAGTCCCTTGTCCACAACAACCTTGGCCATGGCATGACTGGGCCAGGTGTAGGGATTTGACCCAGGGTCTTTGATTGCACCATCACGCACGTACTGTTCGAGGTACGTGTGCATACGTGTGCCACGATTGGCAGCTTCAGTAGTGATCTGTTGTGCTTTTTCTACGCCCACACTCTTGCGCCAGCGATTTAATGCTTCTATTTTGTCCTGGCTTTTGGTTTTGTCAAGTATGGTTGTTACACTGGGCAAGTTATTGCCATCTGGTGTGGCATAGAAACGTTTGCCCTCTATTACCACCCGAGGAATAGGTTTATAATCAAATTTTGGATTGTACATTTAGTTTAAATCTATGAGGCCTGTGGAAATATCATATACTGGTAAAATGATATCGGTATTATTAAAATGAGTGTGGTAAGTTTGCTGATCGGCATGCGTAAGCAGTCCATACAGTTTAGAATTCAAATCAAAACTGTTTGTGCCGGTTCTTTTGTCGTAATCAGCACTGAATTTTAAGTAGTCATCAAATATTGATCTAGGTGCCACTTTAGTTGACTGCAACAATAACAGCATGCTTTTAAAGTATTCATGTTGCACTTTGGTTGTGGCATACTTTGTGAAAAAAGGATGTGCTACTGCTGTTTGCAAAATCAAAATCAGGTGTGGTCTATATTCCGACGGCAATGATTCTACCATCAACGCCAGTGGACGATTTATGTGTGTGGTTTGCAACCAAATTTCTATGTTGTTTTCGTTACACCAGTTGTACCAATAATCTAACCATTCTACTACGTAGAATATGTTGTTAAGACTGAATACTGGTGTTATCAATAGATCGTATTTGCTGGGATAGTTTTTCCTAACATACAAAAATTCATCTAGGCTTGATTGTACCTTGCTGAATTTTGCAGGCCAACGAACATAATGATAGTTTTCATTTATGCTGTCAATGCTGGCTAAGAAAAATATATTTCTAAACTGTAACAATTTATCACGCAACTCTTCAAGATTAACCACAAGGCTTGTGGTGATTCGAATGGAGGTGGTGGCAGCTAGACCTTGATCAATCATCCAGTCTAGTAGTTTAATAAATCCAGCTTGTAGCATGGTTTCTCCACCAATGGGATGAAGAATAAAATTATCAGTTTGTCTGTGTTTGTCAGCAATCATGGCAGTCATTTGCTGCCAATACATGTCATTGTCCGAGATATCCACATCCAATCCAGGTTCTGACGGCACCCGCATTTTTTCCGACCAATAACTGCTGTCAAAACTGTTGCAACTTCTGCAGGCCAAATTACAACGATTAGAAAATTTCATACCGACCTGAAGATCAGCTGGTTTTTTATCCTGTTCAAACTTGATCAACTGTTCAGGAGAGAAGTCTATTAGATATTTGATTCGTTCGCTTTGTGCACCATTTTTTTCAATTGTGCCGCACAGGTGACAGGCTGCTGGCAACTTTTTGTTTTCAATGTCTGTTTGTAAACTGTTTATGAATTCATTATCTAATTCTAATTCAGTGTACGTGGTATCAAGATTACAACAAACTGTTATTTTTAATTTTTCTTGCTGAATTCTATAATCATAATTGTTGTAAGGACTTGCACACAGATGGGGACGATCCTTGATCCACTGTATTTTGTTTTCAATCATTTAAACTCTGAAACTTTCTCCACATCCACAGCGGTCACGTTCGTTCTTGTTGATAAACTCAAATCCTTCATTGAGTCCGTTGCGCTTGAAGTCTATGATCATGCCGTCAAGATAAGGTATATTTTTGGGATCTACAAATATTCTAATTCCATTGCTATCGTAATGTCTAACACAATGCAAATTGGGATTATCTACATATTCTAGCACATAAGCCAGTCCTGAGCAACCTGTGGTTCTAACGCCTACCTGAATGCCTTCGCCACGTCCACGTTTGGCAATGCTCTTTAAGATTTTATTGGCAGCTACATCTGTTACAGAGATCATACCGCAACGTCGTCTTTCTTCCAGTTCTTTTTCAAAGTGGTAAAAGTGATAGGCTTGTAGTCATAAGATTCAGGACAGAATTTGCATTGATCAATCATGTTGTCAATATTGCCCAAGAATTCGGCACCACGGGTGTCAAATTCGTCAATGCCCAAGGGTTGGTAACCTCTCATTAACAATCGATCTTCGTCAGAGATATCAAATTGATACTGATCATCAAATTCAGGCATCAAGGCAGCTGGGCCACACTTGTAAATTTTACCACGGATCATGTGATAGTTTTTAAAGCGAGCAAATGCACAGTTGTCATGTGCCTTGACAGGATCACTGTTGTACAAGCCAAATCGTCCATTGGGCAATTCCAAGATGTTGCTTTGCACAAACTTGTTGCTCATCCAGGCATGCACGTAGTTTTTGTTTACATCGGTAAACTGAAAGTCCGACCCAATGGGGTGCGTGGGATCGCTGGTTTCCACAATAGGTGCTGTTAGAAAGTTTCTAATACGTGAAAAGATTTCTTCTTTGTCGTCAGGATTGTGTATGCTGATGCCAATCCAGTGTCCTTGGCCGTTGCCCAGGGCTTCGTACAAGCCTTTGACTTTGTCAATGCGTGTGCCGTTGCTTTGTATCTGTACACCTGAATGATCAGGCCACAGTCGTTTTAAGCCTTCTACCCACTTGTTGATTTCTGGATTGAGCAAAGGCTCACCACCAAGTATAACAGGGTGACGGATGTCAATTTTCTCTGCCCAGCGTTCTAGTATGGGACCATATTCATCCCAACTTTGCCATCCAGAGAATTTATAATTGTTGTAGCGATTACAGCCAGTGCAGGTCAGGTTACAAACGTTTGTAACATAAAATTCCAGTTTATCAATTAAGATGCGTTGTGTCATGTTTCTTTCTGTAGTCTTCAACTGCGGCCTTGATAGCATCCTCCGCAAGAATACTACAGTGTATTTTTACAGGAGGCAGAGCCAGTTCTTCAGCAATTTCAGAATTTTTAATCTGTGAAGCATTATCTAATGTCATGCCTTTGACCATTTCAGTAATCAAGGAACTTGATGCAATGGCTGACCCGCAACCATATGTTTTAAATTTTGCATCTGTAATTATTCCATCCACCACTTTGATTTGTAATTTCATTACATCTCCGCAAGCAGGTGCGCCAACCATACCAGTACCGATATCAGTATCGCTCTTGTCAAAAGATCCGACGTTCCTGGGATTTTCATAGTGATCTACAACTTTTTCTGAGTATGCCATATTATTGTGTACAAGTTCTTTCTCGGTATGTTTGACCATCCGGTGTTTGGATTTCTTTCCAAGGTGTGCAATTCTCTTGCAGTTGTACAATTACAGGCTGCCGTTGAACAAACACAGTTTCTGCTTGCGCAGGACGATTGGCAATTGCGGCACCTACCACACCACCAATGATGATGGGAACAACCCAGTTGCCATGACCATAGTGTCTGGCATGACCGTGATGTCTGTGGCCATGATTCCAGTGTTGTGCCAGTACAGGCACAGTGACCATTAACAATGCTAGTGAAATTAAGATCTTTTTCATCGCGATCTCCTTTGAGTTATTATACTATATATAACGCCTGCAGTCAACCAAATGTTGACAGTTTTGATTAAACGCCGCGATCTTTGTTCATTGCCGATTTGGCGGCATTGGCAACTATGTCTTGTGCTTTGTTAACGGGCATTGTAGCAGGAGCTTCTGGTTCTCCGGCACCTTTGAATATGATTTCTTGTGATTCTGGAGTCATGGGTTCTAGCACTGAACTCAAGGGAGGTTGGCCCACAATTTCTTCAATGTTGTCTTCGGTAACATTTATATTCAGACTTTGTGCAAGACTAATAAATGCACCACGAGAAATTTGTTTTTGTGCGCCTTCGTCTTCTGCACGTCCGGCAAGAAAATTGACCAGTCCCAATAGTTCATCGGAGCCGGGTGTTGAGGATTCCGTTATGAATTCACGGAATCGCATTATCTACGTGCTCGGCCCAGTCCCGCACCTCCTGCGGCTGCTTCTGGTTCTGCAGGCATTTCGCCGCCCATTTCTGGAGCAGGAGCGGCCATACCGGCAGCTGGATCAACTGCGCCAGGTGCTGGTGCACTGGCCATGCCAGCGTCAGGAGCAGGTGCTTGACCTGTTACCACGCCTAGGGCTTGATCCAAGGCAGCTTTGGCACCTTGTAAATTTTGTACCAAGCCAGCAAGTGCGGCTGTGGCATCTGAATTGAATTGTGTGGCTTGCTCCATGCCCACTTGATTCTTGATAGAGTCTACTAGAGCTGGCAATTCTTTGAACTGTAATTCAGTTACATCTTCAAGCATGCCTTGCATTTTGTCAACCATGTCTTGTGCGGCCAACACCACTTGAGCTTGTTGAACTTCTGATTCATTCAAGCGAGTCATCACACGACGCAATCGACTCTCGGCCTGCATCATGGCAGCGCCGGCTACTAGTTTTTGTTCTTCGGGACTGAGTGTTTGACCACTAGTGCTTTTCTTTAATGCAGCAGCCAATTTAGGATCTTTAACTTGCACAGTGTTTGGTTGTGCAGGTTTAGCACCCGGAGCAGGTGCTACACCAGCGGCTGGAGCAACAGGAATAGCTTCTTCGGCCATGCGTGTGGTCAATGCCTGTTCCATCATTACCAGTTTAAGGTAACCTGGATTTTGTTGGCTTTGATATCTGGCAGACCCCGAACGATGCTCATGTAGCAGACCTTGCACACGGTGCAACAGGTGTTGAGTCTGTCGAGATGTTAAACGGTCAAACTCAATGTTAGAGCCAAAGTAACTTTCGAAAACTTTAGCGATTTGTTTTGTTGGCGACGGAGCGGCCAGTTCTTGCAGTTTCATTTGAGAATCCTCTAATTTGCATATATTT